TAGCTGTTGACAATGACCCCCATATAGTGTTAGCCTTATAATGTTGATGAGGAAAACAAAAGAATGAATTAACATAGAGTAACGGTAGAGGGGTCATGAAAAAACCGACAAAGACCCCACGGATAACCCCCCGCTCGTAGTAATGATAGGTTCGCAACCTTCCGAGGCGGGGTAACCTGTATATAAATTATGGTAAAAATGGTAAATATAGAGAAAAGTTCGACAGTCGCAGAGAGTATTGCACGTTTAAATGCTTCTGAACTGCAGATATTAGCGGAAATAATGGTCAATAAGCACATAGCAGACGACCTAGAGTTCCTTTTATTGAACGCAAAAGCAGAAAAATTAAGAGAAAACGCTTGACAGTGACCTATATTATAGTGTAGGCTAGCCATATGAATGAGAAAAACAACAACTGGAAGGACGAACGTATAGCGGAAATCAACGCCATGGGTTATGTGTGTGACGATGACCACCCTTGTTTTGACGAGGTGCAAGCCATATACACTAGTAATGCTCAGTCATATGCAGAGTTTCGTGAAGCATTTGACGGCATGGTAGGCTATTGTGGCACGTAAGCATGTATGATAATATGGTAGGTAAGTTTAAACTAGAGACGTACTATGAGGGCCCTGAGGTGGAACCCATAGTGGAATACTTCTCTAGTCTCAAGGAGTGCTCGACTCTTGCGAGTAGTCGCTCTAAGGAAGGATTAACGGTAGTCATAGAACGAGTCTCCGAGACACAGAAAGACTCTTAGTGCGTCTCGCAGGACGCCAGAGCAGTGTTATGGGACTCCTATAGAGAAACCAAACGGGGTCATGCACCCCCCATAAAGATTTGTGAAGAGTTTTTGTGGTTATGACCTTTAGTAATAGTAGGTCTCAATCGGATGCTCAGGATAGGCAATTCCTATCGACTTGACCACAAAATTTTTTTCGGGCAAAAATATGAGTGAAATGGAAAAAAATAACGAACAACAGAAGTGGAATGTAATCCTAGACTCTCTACGTGAGAGTGGTGCTATGAATATGTTTGGTGCTCCTAGGTGGTTGAACGAACAGTTTGGCATTCCCATATTCCAAGCAAAAGAGATATTCATTGCGTGGTCTATGTCTGTGAATATTAATAATAAACTAAACAAGGAGTAATATATGTACGATATATCAGAGAAAGGTGAGAAACAATATAAACGTGTGACCTATTTAATCTATGGTCTATACGTAGTGATACCATTGTTTATGCTTTTTGTGTCAAGAGGTGTAGTCTAATGGGCATGTTCTATGGTTCTATGACTCATTCTTACAGTGGTAAGAAACGTAAGACAGCGGCGTATAGGCGTAAAAAGTCTGTTCCACCTGTGTCTACGAAGAAGTTAGAGATACCTGAACATGTACTTGAACGTCAACGTGCGAGTGAAGAGTTTAATAAAAAGTATCCTTCTATGGGCGTAGGTACGTCCAAGTATGTACCACAGGAGTCGCAGGACTACAAGAAAGAAATCTCTAAGAAGTTTACAGTCGCACCAGCGTACAACAAAGGTGCGTACCAAGTGATTAATCCTGAGAACATTGTGGATATTGGCAAATGATAGAACTAGCAATACAAATACTTTTGGTTATTCTTGCAGGTGCTTTTGCAGTTGGTTCCGTAATAGTGTATGCTGAAATGAAAACCAGCAAACGTTCAGACTTGGATAATCATTTTCGTAAACCACCTCTACAGGGTGAGGGTCAGTTTGATAAACAACGAACTCAATACACTGAGGGTGATAATACGTAATGGAGATATTTGATTTTATATGGGTACTGCTAAGTATTGGCATTACCATAGGTATCGTGATAATAGCAATCACTGCTTTTGTCCGAGTGGGTTGGGTACTAGCGAAATGGTTGGCACCCGTACTTTTGATTTTATACATAATCGCAAACTGGGTATAAGGAGAACTATCCATGAATGAACAAGGCGAACTCTTTGGTGTCTACGACTATCAGAATGTTGAACGTGCTAAGGGTGACATGTCGCACCTAGTCGCACATGAAATGACAGTGGAAGAGTATCAACACCATGTGAACAAACACAAACAAAAAATCGAAGACGAGATATATTCTGATAAATCTCTCAAGCAAGGCATTACCTTCCTTGACTATAAATTTATTCGCAGGGATAATTATCTTATCTTTGACGATGAACTTAAATTAGAAAATCTTCGTATGCAGGAAGGTGACGTATTAGACGTTAAGGTTTCTGACACTGGTAAAGTATTCTTTGCTATTAGGAAACTTAACCATGCTCTATGAAATTAATGAACTGGAAGAAGCATTACTACAAGACGAACAAGTTGTCCCTATCGACATACGCAATCGTCTCACTGTCTTACGAGACTTTGCACGTACCTATGAAGCATTGTTGGAACTGGTTAGTATCGCACTACCCAATACCTACGCTGTTATGTTTGAGGACGAAGGCACAATAATTATATCGGACGATGAAGACGATTAACCAAATTCAATTATATTCAAAAACCCTCTTGTCAAAGATAGGGTCTATGGTTTATAATGAATACTCAATAAGCAAATATAAAGGAGAAAATATGACTGCAAGATTGACAAAGAAGCAAAAGGTACTTAACCTTTTATCAAAAGGTAACAACGTTGCATGGACTACAATCCGTTCAAGGTTTGACCTTACATCGCCTAGAGCAATGGTTGACACACTGAGAAGTGAAGGTCACGTTATCTATACGAACACCGTTGGTGGAAAAACCTTTTACAGGTTAGGTGCACCTTCAGCTGCGATTATCCAAGCGGGTATCGATGCAGTTCTTGGTACTGAGCAAGCTTACGCAAGCTAAGTAACTGGGAGAGAGGATAACGGATACGAACATCACCAAGTCCACAATTTCTTACACGACATGCGTGAGAGTGATATCCGAACCTCTTGAAGGTTGACTAAATAAAGGGTAGGCGGTAAAACGTCTATCCTTTTTTTATGGAGTATAGTATGACAGAGTATGACACTAATGAAAAGTTTGTGACAATCATTACCCTATTCAATTCATTGCCCCTAGAGGATAGATTATCCCTACTCAAATTATTGAAACAACATCATAAGGACGCAATTGCGAATCCAGTTTTATTGAGCGAAGAATGAAAGTAATAGGTATTAATACATCACACGACAGTGCTATTTGTTCTATGACAAATGGCAAAATAGATTTTTATCACGAAGAAGCCCGTTGGCAAAAGAACAAATGGTTTTGTCCTGAGTATGATTTCAAGGAACCTGACAAAAGACTAAAGTTTGAAAGTACAAATTACAAATCTTTGGACTTTGCATTTGGTGAGAACGGTGAGAAGGTAGAAGAATATGACACCGTAGGTTTTGCGTCTTTCGACAGACGTACCCATGAGGTTAACTTTGAATATGAAAACGAAGAAGGTGAGAAAACAGATTTCAATTATCTTGAAGATAGATTCTTAGCACAGGACATACGAGACTTTCTGATTGCAGAACCCTTTACAAGAGAACGTATTGACGAATGTGCTGAAAGGTTTCCCGAACATTTTACTGAGAAGAAAGGCAGACTCGTACACCAAGAAGACTATCATGATGTTGATATAGTTTTGAATGACGAGATTGCTAGACCTTACGGTATCGAGAGTTATGACTTCTTACAAAACGAACACCACCTGCTACATGCATTCAGTGTTCTATATCAATCACCATTTAAAGACGCACTTATATTAGTTTGTGACGGTGGTGGTTCTAAGTTCTTTCATGACCAGTTTCCTATGTACCAAGAAATGGAATCTATGTTCTATCTCAGTGAACAAGACATTACTCCATTGTACAAACACTTATCTAACTCACGTGCAATATCAGAGTTTGATATCAAGTGCTATGACAACAATTACTTTGCACACCGTAATAGATTTAATTTAGATGACGCAGAGTTTGACGTGGAGTTAAGTTCTGACTTAAGTGAAGGACAAAAGTTTAGTGCTCTATCAGCACGACTAGGTTATGATTACCACGGACGAGCTGCTGGTAAGGTCATGGGTATGGCAAGTTACGGACTTGAAAAGAGACACGACTGTTATACGCCTGGCGACTTAGCAGGTAGATTACAATCAGAGACAGTTGACGTTACTGCGAAACTGATTGAACGACTTATTGAATATAAACCTGAATGCAAAAACATTTGTTTGAGTGGTGGTTATGCATTGAACTGTGTGGCGAACTATCAGTACCTTGATAGATTCCCGAATCATAAGTTCTTCATTGACCCTTGTGCTCATGACGGTGGGACTGCAATAGGTTCATGTGTTAAAAATACTTTTTATAAAGATACAGGATATACGATATGAATATAATTAAAAGATTAATTTGGTGGGTGATAGATTGTTGGAGAATCGTTATGGACAACAGGTTTAATCCGTTGCGACATATTGCTGACCCTTCTATACAATCATACTTTACTATGGTTTTGTTTATCATGTGGTCATGTTACTTTGCTATATTAGCATGGTCATACATTGGTTGGGATTCTTACTCAATCGTGTGGTCGATATGGTTACACATGGGTGTGGTGATTCCAGTTATGATTACCAACGTAACATTTAGAGAAGCAGAAAAGAATGGTGCTAAGTGGCACAAAGACTGGTCTAAGTTTAGGTCGCATAGGTTTACGAAAGATGATTGAGAACGTTCACGAAATCACAGAAGAAAACGTAATTGAGTTTCACCCTGGCAAATATATTATTCGTACTCAAAATGAAGCAGTCATGCAGATTGCTAAACAACAAATTGTTGGTATGTTTCAGGGTGAGTCAGAAATGGGGCCACGTGCATTAGGTAATCGTTCTTTATTGTTTGACCCAACGAATCCTAACGCAAAGAACATTGTGAATGAGATTAAAGAACGTGAAGACTTTAGACCCTTTGCTGGTTCTATGTTGTTGGAATACTTTGACGATTACTTTATAACTTCTACTCTTGAAGAATCACCTAACATGAGTTATGCAATTCCAGTTAGAAAAGAAAAGGTGCAACACATAAGTTCTATTGTGCACCATGACTATACTTGTAGAATCCAAACAGTTACGGAAGAACAGAACAAGAACTATTATAATCTAATCAAAGCATGGCACGAAGAAAGTGAATGTCCGATTGTCTTTAACACTTCATTCAACCTAGGTGGTGAAGCAATGGTCGAGACTATAGAAGACGCAATGGATACTTGTAAAAGGTCAATGGTAAACTTTATCTATGTACCCGAAGACCAAGACATAGACGTTCAACAGTTTCACTTAAGTGATAAGGAACTTAAAGAAATGATTGAGTCTGGCGATGCAGGTGACATAATGGCCGCTGAACAAATTACTGGTGCGGATAAGGGTGCCTTTATAAATAGTTGAATGGAAGTCACTAATAACGCAATAGGAAAACTAATTGAAAAAACTGCTGGAAAATATAACACTGTACGTATTGGGCTCACTGGTGGTGGTTGTGCTGGCATGGAGTACGTTTTTAAGTATAACGAACCCATTGACAATGACCCAACCGATACCGTGCTCGACTACGGACGATTTACCATACGGATTGATAGCCAGTCCCTACCCTTCTTACAACACGCCACCCTTGACTATGTCGTGCGTGGAATCAATGAATCATTTGAAATCATCAACCCTGACGAACAGTCAAGATGTGGTTGTGGAGTCTCAGTGATATTTTAGAAGAAGAGGTATATTATGAAATGGTGGGAAACGTTATGGAAGCAGGAAGCGGAAGACATTTGGAAAGACCCTGACCCAAATGAATTAACAATAGACAATGCATATAAGACTCGCTGGATATGGTATCATACCATCCTCGGCATTGGCATTTTCATGACTAATATATTATTGATTGCCATTCTAATTGTGCTGGCGATAAAGCTATGAAGACAAGTTCAGCAAAAGCAAAAGGTAGACTATTACAGAAATGGTTTGCTAATCTACTCGTAGAAGAACTAGACGTTGACCCCGAAGATATCGAATCAAGACCTATGGGTTCTCAGGGTGAAGATGTTATTATGGGAAAACAGACTAGAAATATTTTCCCTTATAGTGTAGAATGTAAGAACCAAGAGGCAGTTAATGTATGGAAGGCATACGAACAGGCAACAGAGAACTGTAAAGGATATGAACCACTAGTGGTCATAAAAAGGAATAGAAGCAAACCATTAATTGTAATGGACGCTGAAGCATTTGTGAGGTTACATGATAAATAAACAAGAAGTAGTTCTAAATAAAAATGAGTATAGAGAATTCACTGAAAGATGTTTAGGTGCAGTTGATAGTGGACATGAAGTTCCACATGCGGTTGAGTACCTAGAGAGTGGAGACTTTAAAGTTACATTACTTGTAGAACAAGACTTAGATTTGTTAGATAAAATAACAGGAGACTAGTGAAGTCATTTAGCGAAATAACAGAAGTAAAGGAAGAGAGTTCTCGAAGACCTTTCCGTTTAGTCGTGCTTGCAGATAGACCTAAATCAATTAAGGATAATGCAAGTTCAACTAAACTAATCAAAGCGGCTGAGAAGGCAAAACTGGACGTGTACAATTGCCGTGCTAACGGTGCTTATGTTTTGCGTGACCAAGACTCAGGTGAAACAACTTTACACAATGCAGGAGACGATAAAGGTTTTGTACTGGACGCTGACACATTGGTTATCAATCGTGGCAGTGTGACTCGTAAAGATTCTTACCTTGATTTGATTTCGCAGATTGAACGTTATGGTATTGCTACAAGTAATTCACGTGAGTGTATTGAAGTTTGTTCTGATAAGTTTAGAACTTATCTTAGACTTCAAGAGATTGGTATGAACCAACCACGAACTGTTTTGATTCCGAATGACGAACCTGAGACAGTAGACGTAGCACACGAATCATTAGACAATGAATTCCCTATGGTACTTAAAACATTACAGGGTTCTAAAGGTGTGGGTGTTCTATTAATTGAAACAGAACGTTCATTACAATCACAGGTTAGTTTGATTTATAAGATTGACCCTTACTGTGATATTCTATTACAAGAGTATATCGAATCGGACTTTGACGTTAGAGTTGTGATTGTTAATCGTGAGATTATCGGTGCAATGAAACGTAATAAAATTACTGGTGACTTTAGAAGTAACATGTCACAGGGTGCTACGGGTGACGAAGTAGAACTTACGGACGTAGAGAAAGACGCATGTCTCAGAGCTGCTAAGGCAGTGAACGGACAGTGGGTTGGTGTTGACTTTATTCCTGCAAAGAATAGAGACAAGGAAGACCCGTACATTCTCGAAGTCAATCACTCGCCTGGCACCGCAGGTATTAGTAACATTATAAAGAAGAACGTTTCTGAAATGGTTATAGACAAATACATGGACAGAGACATTTGGAAATACTCACCTAAAGAGTGTGGTGTCTTAGAGACCATGGAAGTTGACGGTGAAGAAATGACAGCAAAATTGGACACAGGTAACAACACAACGGTTTGTTCTCTACACGCAGAGGATTTAAAAATCGTAGGTAAGAAAGTTACTTGGACGGGTTGGCACGGAAAGAAACACAGTGCTAGATTAGTACGCATGGTTGAGTTAGTAAAACCTGCAGAAGAAAGACCTGTAGTAAGTATGAAGGTGAACTTCTTGAATACAGAATATGAACAAGAAGTATCACTAGATAAACGTAACTTTATTCCTTTCCTAGTCAATCGTGACTTTATGAAAAGGGCGAACCTAATGATAAATCCAGCGAGGAAGTTTTTGTTAACTAATAAGAGAGATGATTCAACCGAAGATTAAACCTTCGATTCAAGAAAGGTGTCGTGAAAAAGCTTTAGAAGCGTGGGGAGACGTGGAAGAAGCAATCGATAACTGGCCTAAGAAATTCGATATGTACAAGTGGTTAAACCGATTAGGTTATAGTCCTATGGTGGTTAAATATATGATTGGTCTCAACCAACATATTATCTATGAAGTTAAAAACGAAGAAGACTGTGAACAGTTAGCAGAAGGATATAGTTTCCTCACAACAAAACAAAAAGAAAAGTATCTAGACTTTCATATAAAAATAGAATCTGATATTGAACGGTGGTTGAAAGATAATAAGATTGTAAGAAAGAAAAGAATACTAACACCAGCACAGAAGGTAAAGAAACTAAACTATCTACAATCAGGAGAAGGATTAACAAGTATAGACCCAATCGAAATCATTCGTGCCAAGAAACTATTTACGTACAATGTTAAAAGCAGGAAGTTAAGGTGCTACAGTTCATATGGTTTGAGTGTAAAAAACACAGGAATAACTTCTGTTGATAAAGTTGAAGAAAAGACCTTGACAGATGTCAAGTTACTTGATAGGCTTATTAAAGGTGGCAATATTATTGCAAACGGTTTCATGGACGAGTTGAAAACTAAGTCTAAGACGCCAGAGAATAATCTTGTTAATAAGAATTGTATATTAGTGAAAGTTGTTAAATGATATTAATAGATTTTAGTCAGACCATAATCGCAGGTCTAATGGCACAGTTGAAAGTGAATGACGGTCAGATAAGTGAAGACTTGTTACGTCATATGATTATCAACTCTTTACGTAACTATCAAAAGAGATACGCAGAAGAGTATGGAGAAATGGTATTGTGTACGGACGCAGCTAATCCATGGAGACGAGACTTCTACCCCCACTATAAAGCAGGCAGAAAGAAAGCAAGAGACAATGACGATATGGATTGGGGTCTTATCTTTGACACATTACATAAAGTCAAAATGGAAATCAAAGAGAACTTCCCATACCGATACATGTATGTTGAGAACTCAGAAGCAGACGATATCATTGCAGTGTTAACAAAAGAGTCAAAAGAACCTGTACTCATAGTAAGTGGTGATAAAGACTTTCAACAACTGCATAAATATGATTATGTAAAACAGTGGTCGCCTAATCTAAACAAGTTTGTAGTGCAGGACAGACCCGATGAGTTTTTAAAAGAACATACACTGCGAGGTGATAAGTCGGACGGTATTCCGAATATCCTTTCAAATGATAACTGTATGGTTGAAGGTATTAGGCAAACGCCATTGCGTAAACCTATCTTTGATGCATACATGAGAATCTCTATTGAAAAGGACGATAAATACTATAGGAACTACTTGAGAAACCAAACTCTTATTGACTTTGATTTCATTCCCGAAAATGTGGAGAGTAGAATATTACAAGAGTATGATAAGACAGCGCCTGTTACAGGTAAAGTATTTGACTACTTGAGAACTCATAGGTTAGATGACCTATTAAATAATGTTGAGGATTTCAGATTATGACAGAACAGAAAAAAGGTAGAGGCAGACCAAAGGGTGCACCAAACAAACCCCTTATGGAAGGTATGCCAACAGAGAGAGCTAATCTCACACAAGACGCAGACGTTTTTGAAATACTAGGTCAAGCAAACTTAGTTGAAGAAGTAGACAAACAGGCACATGGTCTGAAAGTTTACAACGACAGAAACGGTGCAGTAAGTAAAGTATTGAAATGGGCATTTGACCCAAATATCAATTCTACATTGCCAGAAGGCCCAACACCTTTTGGTGATAACGTTGCCCCTGCAAGTGACCTTACAGAAACAAGTTTAAGGTTTGAACATAAGTTGTTCAAATACTTTGTTACCGAACAGATTGCACAAACAAAACGTGAGTCAATGTGGATTGGTATGTTAGAAGGTATCCCTAAGAAGGAAGCAGAACTTATGGACTTAGTTCACCAAGGTAAATTTCCTTTTAAAAATATTAGTGAAGAAGCTGTGAAAATGGCATTTCCTGAACTATTAGGGTAACTAAATATAATTACAAGACCGAGACTATACATATAAGAGAGAATAGATTTTTATTCTAGTATCAATACTTTCTAGTCTAGTTCTTGTCCATGGAGTAAATTATGAACGACCAAATTGAATCAACTTTTCAGCTACCTGCTGAACTGCAAGACGTACCCACCAATTATTCAATGTCCCACATAACGTATGAAGACGTTAATGGTATTTTGTCTTTGGTTGAAATCGCATTAGCGAGAGGTTCTATTAAAGGTGACGAACTTGCAATCCTAAATCAAATTAGAAATGACTGTATGTTAGAAGTCCAAGACTATCAAACATGGGTACAGAAACGTCAACAGATTGTTGCGGTTGAACAACAGATTGCTAATGAACAAGCAAAGTTAAAACAACAACAAGAAATTGAATCAGTCAAAGCAACCTCAGACGCAAAAGTTCAAGCAGCTCAAGACGCTTCTAGGATTCTACAAAACAGAATTAATGAATTGGAGAACCAAGCAAAAGCACGTGGGATTACACCAGTTGTATCTGAACACAGTGACGAAGAACTTAACGTTGCAATGAAACCTGTTAACATGGGTTCACCAAGTAAGTCATGGGACAACGCAAGAGCACAGAACCCAGTTCCTGTAACTACTAATCAACCACCTATGATTGCACCACAGAGTGAAACAAGTGGAACGATTACTGCTAACCCTGAACTCGCTGAAAAGATAGAGGAAACAAAACAAGCATTTGACGATTACGGTAGGACAGTTGAAGAAGAAACTAATCCTATGGATAAAATGATTAAGGAATGGAAAGACAGAGGCGAAGACCAATGGTCAGACGAACAGTCTTATGATAAGATTAGTCAACAAATGCAAAACGCATGGGAAAACATTGAAGTCGAAGACGAAGGTTTAGACGTTAGTGTTAATGTGCCTTCAGGTTTCACTGTCTTTGATGAAGTAGAAGTTCCTGTTAATATTCCTGGCGATGGAGAAGTAGAACCTCTATTCAAAATCAATATTGGACAAGACGGTAATGCCCCACTAGGAGACCAAGTCACAGAAGAAGACGTTAACATGAATACCACTTACATGGATATGAATGACGACTTTGAACCTGTCCAAGGTGACGGTGAAGTAGAAATCGAAGTACGAGAAGACCCTGAATCAATCGCAGAAGTTCAAGCAATGAAAGAATCAGTTGAAGAAGAGTATGAAGAAATCGTGATTCCTAATTCTATGGAACTACAAAAAATGACAAAGTCTACAATCGCTGAAGTTGCTGACAAGATTGGAATCACAGTTAGTGCGAATCAAACTAAGAACGCAATGATAAAAGACTTTGAGGAAGAAGCATGGAATCTTATTCAAGAAGCAGAAGCAGACGAGAACGCAACGGTACAACAAGATGAAGACATCATTAGAGATGGTGGTTACTTCGGAGAAGACGACTCTAAGTAGTCCTGCACCTCACAATCCAAACTACGACATTCCCAAGGGACACTTTAGAGTGAACATACCTTGGGACTGGTCATGTCGTATAGGACTCAATGGTGATTTAGATAGTGCACTCGTATACAAAGTAGAAGACGATATAGTGTTATCAGCAAACTACATGGACGAAGACTTCTATGGAGAAGCAAAACTTTATTATCACAAAGAGAATGGTAATCCTAAGTCTACAAAATTAGATTTGATTTATGATTCTCAATTCATAACGTTGCCAGAAAACGACTTTACAAACTACAGTGTAGGTGATACTATTAATATGGAATACGTTGACCCTGCACCAAAGAATGCCGTGTGGTTACATGGTATCAGTATGGACGAAGTATTAGAAGGTGAACGACACATACGGTTATCCAAAGGAGAAGAAAATGGATTGGACACTACCGACAACCCAAGTGATGGGCAAATTCAACAAGTGGACGGAGAAGGACACAGCACTCTTTAGAACTGCTTTGTCTAAAACTGGACAAGTAATAATTCAGATTCAGGCCTCCGAAGAAGATTACGACAAACGTAAAGTTCATGTAATCGAAGAACTGACAGAAGCAGGGTTTTATCACCAACATGAATTTGACATTATGCGTGTACCTAATGTTATACATTTAACATATACACCTAATAAAAATTACATTGTTGAGAAAGTATCAGTATAAATAATAGTATGAGCATAGAATACAACGACTTCGGTTTTACCGCTATGGACGCAGACGAACTTGCGACTGTAGATACTAAAATCGTAGAGAAGACAACCACTGCTACAGAAATAATCAATAAACTAGATGAGTTTATCAGACCTCTATTAGAGAACCTTGCAAAGGATTCAGATAAGGACTACATCTACTGGCCAAAAAGAGTCGAGATAATCAATAAGAAAATTGAAGAACTTGATTTAATTCAAAAAAATATTTAAAAACCCTATTGACGATGACATGGCTGTTATCGTATAATGGTATCTGTACTTGGCAATAAACCTTGGAACATATTCTAAAGGTCTATTGTCGTTATATTAACGGACGAAGTCCACCAATATTTCTATAGGAGAACAGAATGAAACAATTGGCTATATACCTACGTGAGAAGTTTGCAGACGTAGGGGAAGAAATTACTGCAACACTGGAACCCTTCATGTCTGATAGGGAACCAAACGAACCATTGGTTCTTAACCTTAATCAAGGAGAAGACAATGGCGAATCTTAAATACTTCCTAGACGGAAGTCACAAAAGCAATCCACAGAGGGAAGTCTTTCTTGTTGAAGATTTCATTCATGAATCTAGTAAGATTGGGAGAGTTAACTTATCACCAAAAGCATATCAAAGGAACTTTCATGCCGACAAAGCATGGCAACAACAGTTCTTGGTATCTTTCTTTGTAGAAGGAATTGTCATTCCTGAAATTGCATTGAGACTTGGTGAGAACATTCCCGAAGATTGGGATTCAGAAGTAATGGACGGTTGTCAAAGAGTCTCTACGATTCTTGCATTCGTTAGAGGTGAGGTTGATTTGCCTGAGGTTGATGCCCTTAAAGCAATTAAGTTTGAAGGTGCAGAAATGACAGAAGACCTGCGTGGACTATCTTACAAAAAGTTACCACTGGTTGCAAAGGAGCACTTTGGTAATCAAGGTCTAGGTGCAATGTTGTATTATGACATTGACTCTCTCAGAGCAGGGTTTCTTTTTACAGACGTGTTAAACAATACTAACACCCTGAACCCTCAAGAGAAGAGACAGGCGATTGCGTCAGCAATGTCTATTCAGATTCAGAACTGGACTAGGTATGATGATATCCACCCAATGTTTGAAACTAAAACTAATGGTGACTTGAAGTATATCAAAGGTGCTAATCATTCAAGACTAGACGTTGATAAGACTCTTGCAGAACTTGTTTACATGTTACAGAATTCAAGGAAACAAGACTTCACGAAGACTGGTACAACTGGTAAAGTCATTACTGACTTCTACAAAGAACAAGCAGAAGATAGTCCTGAGAAATTTGACAATGTCAATTTCGTCAAGAGAGTATTGACTCTAGTCAACCAAGGAGTTAGAGGTGTCAAGACTGGTAAAGAAATGGGACTGAAGCAGTGGAGAAATTATTCTTACCTAGTTGGTGAGATTACCGCAAACGGTAACAAGATTGACCCACTTGAATTCCTTAGAGTTTACATGAAAGCAGTTGACAACTTAAAAGCAGTTGCACCCATGGACGGTTTGACAGGTTCACCTTACGAATTACGTATGAGAGGTAACGGTGGTGAAGATACCAAAGTTGCACTTGTATTGATTCGTGATGAAATGAACGTGATAGGATTTGCTAAAGTCCTGCAAGACAAACAAAGGATATTCACTAGAGACCAAGTACGTATAGCATTCGATGAACAGGGTGGTATATGTGCAATCTGTAATGAAGAAATGCCTGAGTTCAACGAGGACGTACACGGAGACCATATTTTGTTATACAAAGACGGTCACCCAACGACTCAAGAAAATTGTGCCGCTGTGCACTCAACCTGTAATTGGAGAAAATAATGAAAAAATCTATCTATGAAAACAATGAAGCAGTCATGATGATTGTGGAGATAGGGCGTAACATGATTACTGCCTGTGAGAAGAACGCACTGTATTCAAATGATGATTATATGTGGAACACTGCTGTAGTAGCAGGTAACAAACTGTGCACTTTGGGTACAACTTGGGGTATCAAATCTGTCAAGGATTTGTCCAAGTCTGAATCAAAAGCAGTGCAGGACTTCCTTAAAAATAAGAAGAAAATAATGAAACTAGCTGTTGACAGTGACAGCTAGTTTTTGTTAGCCTTATAGTATGAATAAGAAAGTAATTATCTTCGATGTTGACGGGACTATTGCGAACGTTGAACATAGGAGACATTTTGTAAATCAAAAACCTGCAGACTGGAATGCATTTAGAGTAGAGACTGTAAATGATACCCCTGTTGAACATGTTTGTGATATCGCAAAAAGGTTTATCGCTCAAGGTGATGACGTTGCTTTCTTTTCTGCTAGGAACGAATCAGAAAGAGAGGTTACTGAGAAACAGATTGCTGAATGGATTGGTGAAGACCACAGTGGTTTGTTCTTGAGACCTGACGGTGATTTCAGACCTGACGAAGAATTCAAATCCGACTTGGCCGATAGGTTTGAGGAGTTGGGTGGTAAAATTGACTTGGTCTTTGACGACAGAAACAAAGTCGTTGACATGTGGAGACAGAGAGGAACCACTGTTGTCCAAGTCGCAGAAGGAGATTTTTAATGGAAGATAAAGTAAAAAAACTAAGTGAACTTGAAGACCTAAAGTGGGAACTTGAAGCACTGGTTGGCAGAGTCAACGAAAAGACTAGAGAGATAAAGTACATGGATATGCCTTCCAATATCTACATGGAAGTAGAGAGTTGGGCGGAAGATAACGGTATCTCAGAGGACGATATGGAGTGGAAGGTCAAAGAGGTTAGGGAAGCAGTAAACGCTCTTGAGAGCGCAATCTACGACCTTGTAGAACCCTTTGAAGATAAACTAAGGGATATCGAGAACGAACATGACGAACTCGAAATGGAAATCGAAGACGAAAAATATGAAATGAGCGCTTGACAGTGACATGCATTTTTTGTTAGCCTATACACATGATAGAGAATAAAGGAGAAAATATGAAAGTATCTGAACTAGTAAACGAAGTAAACCAAGAACAAGAGTTGCTTCAATTGTGTGATAAATTGTGTGAGGACTTACTTACATTGCATAACAAACAGTATCCAACACTTGATTGGTATAGTTATCGTTACAAAGTTTCACCAAAATACATAAAAGTTATTGTGTGTGAACATGGTAATGACGGTTCTGTTTGGGGATTCATAAACCGTAAACAGTTCCAAAAAGGTTTAGCGGGTATCACATTTGAATGTGGTGACGTTCTAAAAGCTGCTGGTTGGAAAACACCTGCTCTAAATGCTCCGAGAGGAAACTTGTTTGAAGGGTATGACGTTACTGTTGGTAACAGAAAATATGGCCCTGATTATTTAATATAGGAGAAAGTATGGCAAATCATTGCGGAATATGTGACACTAGACGCCCTGCAACGGGCACTAACCACCTAGTTTTAGGTGACCAATGGATTGAGTTCTGCCGTCCATGTGGTGAGACGGAAATGCTCACTAATGGTGAGACGGGTGAACAGAAATCTATCCTTGAGGTATTCTGCATGGGCGATACTAAACCTATATGGGAAGACGAATGAATTACACGTATCTAAAAGAAATCACCGATTGGGGTGAATACAAAGTCAAGAACCACACATACATCTTCAACGAGAAGAATCAGAATGTTGGTTATATCAAAACGGGAACTAAGGAAGAACTCTTTTACAAGACACCTTCCAAGTTGTTCTCAAAATCAAGACGTAAGTTTATCAAGTTAAAGCGATGAACATATTCTATTTACACGAAGACCCGAAAGAGTCTGCTCAGTTGCACTGCGACAAGCACGTGGTCAAGATGATTATTGAGTATGCTCAAATGTTATCTACTGCTCACCGCATGTTGGACGGTAAAGAATATATAGATGCATCTAGTGGTAGGCGTATCAAACGTTGGCGACACCCGAACTCAAACATGGAAGGAGTCTTATACAAAGCAAGTCATATCAATCACCCTTCTGCTATATGGGTGCGAGAGAATGCAATACAGTATCAATACATGTATGATTTGTTTGTTGCATTATGTAACGAGTATACCTATCGATATGGTAAAGTCCACATGACGGACGATAAACTCAGAAGTCTACTAGACGTTATTCCTCAGAATATTAAACTAGGAACATGGAGACAACCACCACCTGCAATGCCTGATTATTGCAAACACGAAGACTCTATAATTTCTTACCATAAATACTATGCAAACGAAAAGAAAGATTTTGCAAAATGGACTCTTAGAGAGACCCCTACATTTATGGAACAATATGCCTAGATACGATTTTTACAATGAAGAGACTGGTGAGTTGATTGAATATACAATGTCATGGCGAGACCTTGACGATTTCAAACTAAACAATCCCCACCTTAAACAACAAGTATCCGCACCACGAATAGTTGGTGGTACGGGTGACCGAGTCAAGACTGATGCTGGTTTTAAGGAAGTGCTATCCAAAGTCGGTAGCAAGTTCCCCGACAGCCCGCTCGACAAACGATACAACAATCAATCTGTAAAAGATATTAAGACTAGAGATATTGTCAAAAAGCATGTAGACATACAGAACAAAAAGAAGTAAAATAATATTATGACAGAAGTGAGATTATCAACATTGGATATTACTGAACTAGAAGACCTAGACCTAAAAACTGTTACAGAGAATGGTCAACGTTTCTATACTGATACCGAAGGAACTAAAAGATATCCAAGTGTCACCACGGTTGTAGGATTGGAATCAAGGAAACATATCAAAGCGTGGCGTAAACGAATTGGTGAAGAGAAAGCAAACAAGATTACAAAGTCTGCTACTTCACGTGGAACGACCATGCACCAACACGTGGAAGATTACTTACGACAAGAAAAAGATTTTATAGAATTCGACAACCTAATACATGAGGGAATGTTCAAAGGAATACGCCCAGTGTTAGACGAGATTATCCCCTTAGCTTTAGAAGCACCCATGTATTCAGATAATCTGAAAATGGCAGGAAGGGTAGATTGTATTGGAATGTTGGACGATGTCTTATGTATAATCGACTTCAAGACTTCAAGTAAGTTCAAAGAAGATTATATGGCGAGACCATGGTTCTTACAAATGACTGCTTACGCTCTCATGGTTGAAGAACTAACAGGGAAGAAGATAGAAGAAATTGTTGCATTAGTTATGTTAGAGAATGGAACGTTTCAAATCTTTACAGCAAACCATGAAGACTACATTGACGACTTATGTGCAGTGAGACTTCAATACAAAAACTTATACGGAATATGATATCAAAAAAAGAATTTACTGAACAAGTAGAAGTTCTACTTAGTAAAGGTGCTAGTGTTATGGACGCAATCATTAAGGTATGCGACAACAACAAGATAGAACCTGAATCAACAAAGAGATTGCTTAGTGACCCACTCAAAGAACGGTTGGAAGCAGAAGCAAAAAAACTTAATATGGTGAATCGTGGAAGCAATTCACAGGCAAGTTTAACAACATTTTTTAAGTGAGGTAATTATGAAGAATGGAGATATAGTCACAGTCATTACTGTGAGTGGTGAATACGTAGGTAGACTTACACACCTTGACGGTGGTAATGTATCTATCGATAAACCTAGAATGATATTACAAAACCCACAGTCAGGTGAAATGGGTTTTGCGAGAGGGATAGCAGTCACTGGTGCTGAGAATCCCGAAGAAGTTACATTTCAGAATGTAGTATTTGTAACACCAACAAACGAACAAGTTACGAAAGCATGGCAAGAACAAACTGGTTCAATCGTAACACCAACAGGGCCTACATTAGTTAAGTGACCTCTAGAGAAGGATTCGATGCATATCAGTTGTACCTTGGAATCAAATTACACTTTCATTCCAAGGACTACGACTTTGTCAAATACAATGGTGTAGTCAAAGCAGAACTACCGTCCTTCTTAAAACGTAAAGACAAATTTCACTTTGGTAAACTATCAAGAACATACAAACATGAACTTAAAGATTTCTTCATTGCAAATCTTTCCGAGAAAGACTATTGGGTAGGTGACTTGTTAGATAAAGAATCAGACCGAAGATATAAGAAGTGGAAGAACAATCGACAGAAACAAGCATACCTATTCAATACAGAAGTAAGTGACCTGCTTAAAACATTTAAGATAGATACCATATTGAAAGTAACAGACGGACAACACCCAAGACTTTTAAAATCTCTTATGAGTAAAAAAGTATCTTTGGAAACAGTTTGTATCATGGACGCTATCATAGGATTCACAAAAGATTGGGAACGACTGATTGCAGAGAAGGTAGTCTATCCTGATATGCACATTAAGATTAACAAGTATAAGTCATTCATACAGTATGACCACGAAGCGTACAAACTAAAACTAATAGAACTATGCTCACAATAGTAGGAAACGGAACAAACAGAATAATGCCAACTTATGGTGAAGATAGGTTTTGGGGTTGTAATGCTTTTTATAGAGACGCAAATCCCGAAATACTTTTTACTGTAGACATACCCATGCAGAGAGAAATAATAGAATGGGGTTATGCAGAAGCAAACAAAGTTGCGGTTGGGGATTGGGAAGTTATGCCAATGGATATGTTAGAACCATTGAGAATGGGATTTACAAATACCAAGATAGTAGAATCGATTTCGCCCGATAGTGAGTATTTGGTAGTACAGGGAGACGATGAAATGACCACGTTTCTTGGCCTTAGCAGCCCCCAAATGAAGAACATTATTATGTATAATAATCCTGAGCTCAAGAACATGTTTTGTGGAATGAGTGCATTAGGATATGCTATGCTTAATGGTGAAAAGGAAATCACATTGACTGGATTCAATGCTTTAGAAAATGATGATTATTCAAATCAGTACGAAGGCACAGAGAATTATTTACATAAATATAGTAGTGATAGCAGAGTCTTAAGTGCTCAGCAATCACAGTTCATTGCTCTACTAGAAGAATTTGAAGACGTTAACGTCTTTTTCAAAAACCCTCTTACAGGAAATGTAAAAGTGGAGTATAATGAATTATATTATTATGAAAATAGTGACAGGTGGATTCTTGGTCAAGGCTTTGAATCCGATACAATGCGATAAAATGCGATACAATGCAATACGATAGGAGAATACAATGTCAAATGCATCATTAGAAAAATTGAGAGCGGCTATGGAGTCCGCATCAACGCCCAATTCGGGAGAAAAAAAGTCCTACAATGACGACACTATGTGGAAGCCAGAACTTGATAAAACAGGTAACGGTTTTGCAGTAGTTCGTTTCCTACCAACACCCGAAGGAGAAGAAATGCCATGGGTCAGTTATTTTGACCACGGTTTTCAAGGCCCTGGCGGTTGGTATATTGAGAAGTCTTTGACTACTCTTAATAAGAAAGACCCAGTGTCAGACTACAACTCTCAGTTGTGGAATACTGGTGTTGAAGCAAATAAAGAGATTGCACGTAAACAGAAAAGACGTTTACATTA